TCAGAGGAAATATTAATGACAGATTCTGAAAAACGAGAATGGCAGAAATATATTGATAATACAATCTCTCACGCTATTGGTGCAGTTGAATACGGTAATTACTTTTATGACGAAATCAAAGGACTTGCCGATGAAGCAAAAGATGATTGCCAGGTCTTACTTGAAGAATATGTCAGATGTGGTACTAAATCACGTTGTAATGAATTAAAAAAGAAAATTGATGTTCGTTTATCTGAATTAGAAGATGAAGTTGCCGCTTTTATTGCATTAGAGCTGCCTAAAATAATCGAAGATGAAAATGAATTCCTAAAAAAGAATGTTCAGCCATTGTTTAGGATTCAATTAGAAGATGCTACAAAATCTATCACAAAACTTGCTATGATTCCTGTTGCCACAGCAGGTGCTGCAATTGGATTTGGATTATTAATCAGTAATAAACTTAGAGATATTTATAATTCTGAAATTACACAGAGTTATATAACTGGCATTCCATTTAATGAACTAAAAGATGGCTACGCTATAAGACTTAATAGTTTTGATAGAGGTCTTGAAGCAGATGCTGAAACTCTTGGTTCATCACTTGGCGGACAGTATGAGAGAATTGCCTACACAAAGAACGACAAGAAAATTAAGCGTTATATGTGGTCATCAATGCTTGATACTTCTACATGTATTCTCTGCGGTTCTTTAGATGGTCAGATTTTTGAAGATATTACAAATGCACCTATCTTTCCTGCACATGACAGATGTCGTTGTCGATTAATTCCTCTTCCAGACTTTATTGATGACGAAGAAGCAAAAATTACATACTCAGAATGGTTTGAGCGTCAATCACCAAAAGAAAAGCGAGTAATACTTGGTAAAACTCGCTTTCAACTCTATGAACAGGGTATGAAGATTAAACAGTTTGTAAATAACAATAAAATTACCCCTCTAAAAGACCTTAAAAAATAAAAGCATTTTAATCTCATTTTTTTTCTGGCGTATTCTGCATTTAGAACGAAAGAAACAGACAGTTTCTCCCTCAGACGAGGCGGTTCAATTATTTATTTATTTGCAGGAGCAAATATGTCAGAAACACTCACAGATGAACAGCGTTTAGCTGAATTTGAAAACAAGTTGGCTTCATTCAGACCAGAAGGATTCGATGAAGAAAAGTTTGCAGCTTTAACAAAAGCGGTTGTTGGTTTCCACGAGGACGAAATCAAAGGACTGAAGATCAATTCTGCCAAGATGAAAGAGGAAAAAGATGCTCTTTCAGGCAAGTTGACAACACTTCAGGCTTCTTTTGATGAGAACTCTGCGAAGATGAAAACTCTCGAAGAACAGTTGGCTAACAATCAGCCAGAAGAACTTAAGAAAGCGTTCGAAAACAACAAGAAGGAACTTGAGGAACGTTACGCAAAAAGCGTTTCAGAACTCAACAAAAGTCTTGCTGAGAAAGACGAGAAGATTAAGGTTCTTGAGGCAGGAGTTCTCGAAAGAGATGTACTTGCTGAATTCAATAAAGCGGCAGCAGACAAACAGTGGCTTGGTGGTGGGCGTGAAATGGCTCAGTCATTCATCACAGGCGAACACGGTGAAAAATTCCGCCGTTTAAATATGCCGGATGGAAGCGTAACTCTTGTAAATAAAGATTCATTGGATATGCGTCAGGCACTTGATAAGTTCCTTGACACTGAAGTTGGTAAAAACTTGCTTAAATCTGGAAACAGTGGCGGAGGAGCAGACGGTTCCGGTGGTGCTTCTGGTAATGGCAAGAAATTAACTAGAGCTGAATATGATGCTCTGACTCCAGATGAGCAGATGAATTTTGCTCTTGAAGACGGACAGATTATTTAGTTCTGAAAATATTTCATAGGAGAAACTACTATGGCTTCTAATCAGAATCTTAATTCATGTCGTAAAGACATTATGCTTGGTTTGAGAGAAACTGGATATCTTCCATTTGGTTTCATCAAAGCCGTAAATACAAACACTGGAGCAGAAGTTGCTGCAAAAGGTGACATCATCAAAGTACCTATCGGAAAAGCAGGTGCTATGATTGATACACCAGTTGGATTCAGCTTCCCTAACGCTGCAAACTCTGATGTTGATTCAATCAACATGGAACTCCAGTATGCTAAGACTGTTCCTATCGACTGGAACGGTGAAGACCAGAAAGCAATGCTTAACTCTGGTGCTTGGGGTACTGTTCTTGCTCAGCAGTTTGCTGATGCATTTAGCCAGATTCGTGATGCAATTGAAAAGTCTGTAGCAGACGAAGCAGTTGCTGCCGCTTCTCGTGCTTACGGTACTGCTGGAGTTGCTCCTTTCGCAAGTGGTTCAAGCATGGGTGATATGGCTAACATGAAGGGAATCCTTGATATCAACAAGGCTCCTGCATCTGGCCGTACACTTGTACTTTCACCTGCAGCAGAAACAAGTCTCCTTACAAATCAGACAAACCTTATCAAGGTTAACGAAGCTGGTTCTGCAGAAATGATCCGCAACGGTATCATTATGCCAGTTTATGGTTTCAATGTTCGTTCAAGTGCTCAGCTCGACACACACACAAAGGGTGCCGCAGCAAGCTATGTAACAAACCTTTCATCATCACTTGTAAAGGGTGACCGCACAGTTGCAATCGACACTGGTACTGGTGCATTCAACAACGGTGATGTTGTTACATTCCAGGGCGATACAAACAAGTACGTTGTAAATGCAAGTACTGCAGACTCAATCACAATCGGTGAGCCAGGTCTTATGCAGGGTCTTGCTGATGGAAAGACAGTAACAGTTGGTGATTCTTATACACCTTCTATTGCTCTCCACAAATCAGCAATTGCACTTGCAATCCGCCCTCCAAAGGCACCAAACGAGGGAGATATGCTCACTCGTGAACTCGTAACTGACCCATATTCAGGAATTACTTTCGAAGTAGCTCTTGTTAAGGGTATGCGTACTATTCAGTACCAGGTATCTGCAGTTTGGGGTGTTAAGGCAGTTAATCCAGCTTGGATTGCTACTTTGCTCGGCTAAGACAAATAAGACCGTATCTCGTAAGGGGTGCGGTCTTAGTCTAAGGAGAAAATATGGCACTTGTAAAAATGGTTCGCAGTGAACCAAGAGTAGCCGGTGGAAGTAAAGAGGGTATGTTCGATGAAGCACTTGTTGCTGATTTGAAGAAACTCGGATGGAAACCTGCTGATAAAGGAACAGATAAGGACGAACCTAAAAAGGATACACCTAAGAAGGACGAGCCAAAGTCTGAGCCTGTAAAAGATGAGCCAAAGGTAGAATCTGTAAAAGAAGCTCCAAAGGCTGATGAAAAGAAAGAAGATAAGGTTGAAAAGCCTTCAAAAAACTAGGAGACCAATATGCCATTAGGAAGCAATACAAATACAACTGCAGAATCTCAGATTACAGCAACTGCTGAAACTGTTGAAGAAGTAGTAACTGAAGAAGTTGCCAATGACAATCTTCCAGATGTTAATTTGATTGTTGAAAATGGCTCTGGACTTCCAAATGCCAATTCGTATTGTGATCTTGATTATGCACTTGAATACTGCACTATGAAAGGTTATACGAGTTGGCAGTCACTTTCTGAAACTGAGCAGAAAGTATTCATTATCCGTGGTACTGAGTTTGTTGATAATTTTTATAACTGGCGTGGAAGAAAAGGATGTGGTAGTCAGGCCCTCTCATTCCCACGAATCGATTTGTATGACGATGACCAGTATTTAATCCACGGTATTCCTGAAAAACTTAAGAAAGCGTGTATTGAAGCCGCTTTCCTTAATTCTACTTCTGGAGCCGACACTTTGTTCACAACAAAAGATGAGAACGGAGCAGTAAAGAGACAGAAAGTAGATACACTTGAAGTTGAATATTTCAGTAATCAGCAGAATGAGACAAATCTTAATAACGTTGATTACACATCTATATATGACATTCTGAACAAACTCCTTAAAGGTTTGTACATGGAAAAAGGAGCAACTGGTTCAGTTTGTACAAGAGCAATCTGGAGGGGCTAAATGGATTTTGAAAAACAAATGAAATCTGTCGCAAGAAAGCTCCTCTCTAAATTCGGAAATGTAAAGAACTGTACTCTTTACCATGCTGAAGGAAAAACTATCACAACTCATAAAGGTATCGGCGTAAAACTTGGTTACAGTTCTGAAGCAATTGGAATGAACTCTAATACAATTAAAGCCGGTGACGCAAAAATAATCTGTCAGTTCGATGTTATGCCTACAGAGAATACAGATGTAATTGAAATTGAAGGTGAGAAGTTTAATGTTTTGGATTCGGGCGATACAAGTCCGTCTAACGTTACGAAGATCATCTTTACTTGTCACTGTAGGAGAGGCGGAAATGGCTAGTATAGTTATAAAAACTCCTACAAGAACTTGGACCGCAAGACAAGGTGTTCTCTATGGTGAAATTTTTGAAAAGCAGATAGAGAACAATGCATCAAAAGCTGTCCTTAATCACCTTGCCACTTTAAGAAAAAATGGCTCGAATTATGAAGCTGTAATTGAACAGAGAATCCATATCTTTGCAGTATTTTTTCAGAGAGTTGTTTCAAGAACTCCTCTTGATGAAAAGTACACATGGTATGAAGAAAATCCAAGAACTGGAAATATGGTAAAGCATACTCACAAACCAGATAAAGGCGTTCATTCTGCAGCTAGATATGATTGGTTTATTACGGACGGAAGTAAGACAGTTTCTGCTCAAGATTTTCCAAAAAAATTATTTGATGTTGTAAATGATAAGGCTGCAATTGAGACTATTGAAAAGAAGTTTATGAGTTCTTTTGCATCAAGACTTGCAAAAACAAATTATGAAACTGCACTTAAGACTATTGATGGACTTTATATAAAAAATGATAACCCTCATTATTACGTTCTTGAATTTGGTGGCGGATACAGATGGCCAAAGAATGGAGAAATAAAAGACGGTCCAAAATACGAACATGGTGTTGAAAATGAGCACTCAGTTCAAGCACCAGTAGGAATGTATCGTATTACAGAAATGGAATTGCAACGAGAATCTAATCGCAAGGTATCTACAAACCTTGCTAAAAGATACAAAGGTAATGGCAGCACAAAACGTTCACAGTTGGCTAAAGTTCCAAGTGATAAAGATTTACAGGACTTTTGGAAGCTGATGAAAAAGGGAAGAATTAATTACGGCGATATTAAACGCTATATAGGAGCAAGATAATGGTTCAAAGTTATGTAAATGATGTATTGGTAGAACTCTTTGAATCAGCCGTTCAAGAAGATGGCTCATCATTATTTCTTGATGACAAGTCTGATATAAACTATGAATTTGAACCGTTTAAAAGGCCGAAGAATGGATGCTGGTATGAACTTCATTTTATTCCAGCTCAACCTTATATGGCAGAAATATTTAAAAATGCACAAAACAGATGGGAAGGAATCTTTCAAATAAACATCTGCGTTCTTAAAACAATAAGAACAATTACACCTCAGTATGGGGTGCAGGATTATGTAAACAACGCTTATGCGAGCATTGCAGAAGTGATGAAGCGAGGCGTTATTAAGGACAGAGTACACATCACCGGAGTCGGTAAATCGTCTGCAATCGATAACGATGACTACTACGCTGTTCCGATATCAGTTTCGTGGTATGCGAATCTGCCTAATTAAATATGGAGGAAAACCAATATGATTGACAAATCAGATATTCTGCATAACGTCAAGACTGGTTCCGACACCGAACTTTACCTTTCACGAATTAACGTAGACAAAACTTCTGCAAACTTCGGAAAGATTAAGTCAGCAGAGGGCTTGGAAAAGTTTCCGTATCTCACAAGAACTACAGGAAACAGCCTGAAGCCTACTACTGAGTTCATTCAGTCAAATGAACTTCGTAAAGGTGGTGCTGAATCTGCTCCAAGACCGGGAAATACATCTGTTGATGGAAGCATCGATATTGAATTGTCTCCAGTAACTTTTGATGACAACATTGCTTGTACATTCAAAAATGAATGGAAACGTTGGGAATCAGATACTAACTCTGCTACCAACCTTGACAAACAGTTCTGTGCTCCTGGCTTCTTCTTGACAAGAGCAAACGACACTGATGAAACAGTGTATAATGATGATGAGAACCTCAAGCCTCGCCGTCTCATTAATGACGGTGCCAACGGACACGAAGATGGTATTCTCAAAGTTCCTGCCGGTTGTGTTGTTCACGAAATGACATTTGGTAAGAAATCAATTGAGTATAACATCGTAAAGAAGTACGGTGGAGTTGAGAATGAGGATATGTACCATGTTTTCAAGGGCCTTACAATTTCTACTCTGGACTTGAATGCTCAGATTGGACAGATTGTTACAGGTTCTTTTGGAATCCTTGGTAACTCTTCATCTGACATCATGACTGAAGATGAGACTCGTGCTTACTTCGGTGGTGAAGATACAGACAAGTTTGAAGACGGTACTACTACTGGAAACTCATTTATTGAGAATCTTCCAGAACAGGCTACTGATACCGACCAGTTCACAACTCGTGAAGGTGATTTGTGGATCAACGGTAAGAACATTACGTTCGCTCAGACTTTAACAATGAATATCGACAAGAACATGGACAAGATTTACGCCCTGTTTGTAAAGAATGCAATTTCTAAGGTTTCTAAGAAAACTGCAATTACTTGCAACCTCGACACATATCTTGTACCAGAGTCTCAGGAACTTTACAACCTTGCAAACAACAACAAGACTTTTGAAATCTTGTTCGCATTCGAAGATAAGGAAATCGACCCAGAGTTTACATATCTCTTCCAGATTTTCTCTGCAAAGGCTGAAGATAAAGACCTTTCTGCAAGTGGCGAAGACAACTATGACATGTCAATTCCTCTCCGTTCATTCGGTGAGAGACTTTGCCGTGTATTCCGTGTTGCTCTTCCAAAGGCTCGTGACGCACAGTTTATCCCAGTTTCTGGAAGCGGTGCAGTTTGGGCAGATGCAGGTGAGATCGTAATTCGACCTAACGTTGCAGTTATCTCAACAGACATTACAAACCTTTCAGTTCTTGATTCTCTCAAGAAAGAAAATGGTGAAGTAATTGCTGAGCAGGTTCTCAATACCTTTACCGTAGACGATGATGGATATATTCATGTAACTGAGTCTGCATTCAGTACAACAACTGATGCTGCTTATCGTGAAGTATCAATTACTCTCAACGGTGAAACACTTGTAAGAACTTTCGCTGAAACAGAAACAGACGCTCCAGACCCTGTAACAGATGTTGAAATTACAGTTAAGGCTAAAAAGGCTATGTTTACTTGGACAGACCCTTCAGACACTGACCTTGATCACGTTCTCATTGACGTACAGGACAACGAAGGTAAATCTGTTATCTCTGGTAGTGAACTTGCCGGAATCCAGGCTTACACAGCAACTGGTCTTTCAACTGGTGCTACTTACAACGTTGACTTCATTGCAGTTGATAAGAACGGTAATAAGTCTACAAAGGTTTCAAAGACTTTTGAGACATCTGCCGTTGTGCTTGGAGCAGTTACAGGTCTTGCAGCAGCAAAAGACAGTTCGGACTACAAGGTTACTTGGACAGACCCAACTTCTGACCTCACTGGAGTACGCATAAGCGTATATGACGGTGACACACTGCTTGAGACTTCTGATGTCGTAAAGGCTACAGAAACTTATACAATCACTTCAACTCTTACTGAGGGTGATACATATAAGATTGTTGCTGTTCCTTACAAGACTCTTACAGATGCTAAACTGCTTGGAACTTCTGTTGAAGTTGACTACACAGCAGAGTAAATCTTTTA